CGGGATGCTGTCGCTGCGAGACGTGCCGGGACCGCGAACATGGCCACCATCGGCCAGCCGCAACCCAGCCCACGGATCTCCACCACCGCCACCACCGCCACCACCGAATAGCCCAAGCAAGCCCGAAAGAAAGCCGCCGCCGCCACCACCCATGTTCTGAATCTTGAAAAGATTGTTCAAAACATCGTTGATCAGATGGTTGCCGATCTTCTTCAGGGCATTGGCCATCATGTCGGCAGCGGACTTGCCCTCGATGAAACCATCAATTAGATCGCGCGTGACATCTTTCGCAAGGGCCAGTGCTTCTTCGGCGCTTTCACGAATCTTGTCGTGGCTTTCAACGAGTTTTGCGGCCTCGACCGTCGCAAAGGCATACGAGGCGGCCAGCGCCTCGATTTCCTTTTCGAGATCGGGCGTAACCTCGACGCCAGCCTTCTCGGCTGCCGTCAACAATTCCTGCTGGACGCGCGCCTTTTCCAGCGCATAGCCGTAGTCGTCGACGAGCGGATTGAGGCCGGCCTGCACCTCGTTTTCGGCGCGCATCGCGTCGGTGGACTCACGAATACGCTTGGTCAGACGCTCGTATTCGTCGGCTCGCTGCTTTGTGCGGCCGCCGCCCCCCGACCCCGATTTGGCGCCCGTAGGAACCTCGTAATCGTCTAGCGACACAGTGCTCGGCACAGAAGACGGAAGCCTGCCCGTCTTGCCGGTTCCAGTGACGGTTCCCGCGCTCTTCCTAATGGCCTCTTCGGTAAGTCCTGCCGCCGTATCGACGGCATTACCAAATGCCTCATCTATGCGACGCTGTATCCCGCGCTGATTGGTTATCGTCAGCGCACCGCCAAGGAAACTGCTATACGCAGCCCCGCCAGTTAGCACGTCGCCGATTCTATCCGTACCAAGCGCGTTTCCGAGTTGGACGCCAAGACCGCTAAGAAAACGCAACCCTTCGCGCAGATCATCGAGCCACCCGAGCATCGCCCGTACTTGCTCGCCAAATTCCTTGAAGTCGACACCGTTGATGGCGTCCGCCATGATCTTGAAGGCGTCACCAAGACCTTCGGCCGCGAGGCTACCCTTGGCGAAGTCGCCAACGGCTTTGATCATTTCATTGCGCAGAAGTGTCAGCCCCTGCGCGGTCGTCAGTTGCGCATCCTTGACCTTGTCATCAAGGATGGCGGCACCGGCGAGAAGTGCATCAAAATAAGCTCGCGACGACAGCCGTCCGTCTAGCATAAGGCGTCGCAGTTCAGAAACAGAACCGTTCGCCTCCTTGAGGCCCGCCGCAGCAGCCCGGTGAATTGCCGGCGCCTGCTCGATGATGGAGTTGAATTCTTGCGCCCTGAAGACGCCTTCGCCCATCGCCTGCCCAAGCTGGATAAGCGCGCCGCGGGCTTCGGTTGCGGTCGTACCCTGCACACGCAAAGCCAGCGCCACCTTGTCGGTGAAATCGGCCATCTGGTCAGTCGTAACACCAAGTTCGGACTGCGAAATGCCGAGTCGACTGTACAGGTCCACAAGCGCGTCAACCGGCGCGAGGTTCTTCTGCGCGGACGCGAAAAGCTTGTCGTAAACGCGGGTTAGTTCGTCGCCAGCAAGGCCCGTAACCTTAAGCGCGTTCTCCATGCGTATCGACGCGTCGAGCAGAGTCTGAAACCCGCGAACACCGCCCGCAACGGCAAACGCCCTGGTCAGAGAGTTACCAAGCCCAGCGAATCCAGAAGTTATGTTCTGATTCATACGCTGAAACCGGCGCTCTATGGTGCGAGCCTGGCGGTCTGTTTGGCCTATTGCGCGATTGAGGGCGTTTTCGTAGCGCTTGATGTCAGCAGATAGCTGAACTACAAGTCTTTCGAGATCTGTTGCCAAGGCGGGTATCCAGATGAAGAGAATGCTGATTGCTTTTGCGGCGCTAGCGGCGGCCCTGTCCTTTCTTCCGAAGGATGACGGGCCGCGCTTTAGCGCCTACGCGGGAAAGACCGCCTCCGTGGAAACCTTCCGGCTTGTTCACGCGATCGGAAACACAGAGAAAGAGTCGGCGCGCGGACTTTCTAAGTCAGAATGCGAATGGCGCCGGGACGAAAAGAAACAGGTGGCAGCGGCGTTAGGCGTTGGTGGCAGCATTACCTGCCTGCCGGAAAGTCTGTTCAACTAACCTTTACCCTGCACCCACTCCCACAACTCGTCGACTTCCTTATCGCCAAGCTTCGCGTCGTCCTGTGGCGAGTTGGCCGCAATGTAACCCTCGACTGCCGCAAGATACTGCCAGACCGACATTTCGTTCACCTGCTGAGGGGTGAACCCCATAACGGCTGCATTACCATAAACCGGCGCTAGTCTGATTTTTCCGTTGGGGAGGTCGTCGATTCGTTCGGTGTTTTCTCCGCCTCCCCTGAGACTTCCCCCAGTTTTTCTTCCGGCGCGCCATGTAGGCCGGCGGCCAATATCGCCTGCGCCACCAGAACATTTTCCAGCGGCGGTCGATCTTCAACGTAGGTTCGCACCTTTTTAAGCGCATCAGTCGGAGACATGCCGCCGCCGATCAGGCCAAGCCTGATAACGTTCGAGATGTCCTCCACCCTCCAAGTTCCATCGTGCAGGCGGTTGAGCACCACATACGGCCCGGCGTTGGTCTTCTCTTGAAGTTCGGCCAACTGCCCCCACGCGAGGCGGAAGGCATAAGTGCCATCCGCCCAATCAAGCTCTATGCGCGCGTCACGGCTCATTAAGTCGACTCGCTGGTCCGCACCATTTCACCGTCACTCTGCATCGAGACAGAGATCGTGGCGCGCTCGCCATTGTTGGCGCCGATTTCCAGCGTTTCGACGTGCATCTTCCCGGTCCAGATATAGGTGGTTACGGGAAACTCGACCTCGACGCGGACATCCACGGATTCAACGTCCTCCCACGCCTCGACCCACGTCTCGATGGATTCCGATGCCAGAACGCCCTCGCCCGAGATGGCGATAGACAGCGAGGACGCATCACGTCCGGTCCAAGTCACCTCGTCAGGATTGTCGCAGGATGGAATTTGAATCTCATTCAACCCCTTAGACAGCGTAATCGATCGCTGCGACAGGCCGCACGGCGCGGCATAAGTTAGCGGGGAGCCGCCGTCGCCAAGCATAACACGGATTTTACCGCCGCGAATAGTAGTGGGCCGCATGTCTTGTTTAACCTTTCTGCGTACAACAAAAAGGCCGCCATTCGACAGCCTGTTTTGCGTTTTAGTTTATGATTGATTACAGTAGGTGCAGCCTCTTGCTGCCCTTACTAAGATTTTCCTCCGCCCACAGCGGGCGCAGGTTTGTCAAAGCCCAACACGCCCTGAAGTCTGGATCATTGTCATTGTCATATCGGTAGGATGCCTTGGGTACGATGTGATCGATATGCCAGTTGCCGAAATTGTCCCAAGACATCCCAGGGAGAAACTGACGCTCAAGGTGGATTCTTAAATCTTCAAGCGTATACCCAACCAAAGACTCCCATGAGCGCCCAGCCTTATTACCTTTCAAGGCAATTTTGATTGCGGTCTTCATGCGCTGGTCTAGCCGACTTTTAGGCAGCGACCTATATTGCGCATCCCACTCAGCCATATAAGCCTTGCGCTCGGGGGTCTTATTCCGTTCGCGCGCCTTGCGGTTTATCTCATCGCGGTGCGCTTCATTGTACCTGGTATAGCGCTCCCTTACCGCGTCGGGGTTGCGCTCCTTGTGTCGACGCTGACTTGCCCGGAGTTTCTCTGTGTCTCGCTTTCTCGGCGTTGTTCGACGAGCCTCATATCGGGCATTAGCGGCATTGGCATTTTCGCGCTGAACCAAATACGAACATGGCTCGCAATATTTGCGAAACCCGCTCGTTCGCACGCATTCGGCTCCGCATCGCTCGCACTTCATGGTGCCGCCGATGGGCTTTGCCCCTAGCGCGGCACCATTTCGCCTCGCTTCATCGGCGCGACATTCCTTGCACTTGGATTTCCTGCCAAGAGCCCCGGTGGCCTGCGGAGAGTAGCAGGGTAACGGCTTGGCGTTGTGGCATCCCGCGCATACCTTGAAATAACCGCCGTCTCCGGCGTATATGGCATCAGCCATGCGATTGCTCCACAACAGCATCGTAGGGTCAGAGCCGGCAAGGTGTTAGCGCACCGAGTCGGCTCGCTTCTTATATATGCTGCCCGTCCGCCTCATGCAACTCTACGGCTCTTCGACAATCGCCGTGTATCGGATGGAGGCGTGGTTGATTGCGCCCTCGATCCGGTTGTAGTCGGTGCGCCAGTGATCGAGCGTCACAAGCGCGTTGGTCGGAAGATTGGGCTCCCAATCGCGCAAGGCGGACCGTACCGCACTCGCCATCTGCCGAACCTGCGCATAGCTATTGGTAGTCGAGACGCAATCAACCTGAAT